CATCCTAAAGAATCATTACTATTGTATCCTCTGGTTATTTTTTCATCTCCAGCATATGCTGTTCCAGTCAGCACGGCACATCCGAGAAGAGATAGTAAAAGTTTTTTCATCTATAATATGCCTCAAAGTATTTAATAATGCCATTAGTATTTACATTACCTTGCGATACCCAATCATGAGTACATTCATACATTGATTGATTACTGTATTCGGGCAATGATTCTTTTAGTTGACTACCATATTTAGTGAGAAGAACTTTAAGTGCAGACTCACGAAGTTTCAACTTCTGTTCACTATAACGCCAATCATCAATCATCTAAATTGCTCCCAACCAGTTCCAGATTGCCAACCTTCCTGAAAGTTCTCAGAACCACTTCCAAATTGTGGAGTGGGGTCAAGTTGCGTCGTAGTTTTCCCATGACTAGTAGCAATATTATATATTACTTCATGAATATCTTTTGGTTCTACTGTCTCATTTTCATGTAAGAGTTGTCTGTCAGATACTGCATGTTCATATGCTTCTTTGACAGTCATTTGAGGTTCGGATAAAACTGCCGGACCAAACCAGGGATCATCTTTTAAATACTTAGGAGCAAACTGCCCTACAAAAGAACCATATCCTTGAGTAAAATGTCCTGACCCACATTCAAATAATGGTGCTTCCAAGTCATCAATCAAACATTCTACTTTTGGTGTTTTTTTAATAAAAAGTGATTTAAGTTTTTTAATCATGCCCATACCATTTTCTTAGTGTAGTCATATGCATAAAGTTCTCTATTACCTTTGATACCCCACCCTAACCAGTAGTATGCGGGTCTCATGTAATAAGATACCGTTTGTCCACCACCTTCAAATTGTGGAAGAACTCTTTGGAAGATAGGTTCATTAATCATCCAACGGACCTGACAATCTAATTCACTTGGATTGCAATCATACTTCACTGCAAAGTTTCCAAGTCCTCTATATCGATTGATAGAAGTCCACTGAATTAATCCATAACCACCTCTCAAACAATTTTCATAAGTAACACGAGCACCACCCTCACAGATATTAGCAATGAATTTAGATTCTTGCTGAATGTTTCCCATGATTGTAGCAAGAGCATTACGATCAGAGATCTTTGTGTGCTCCTGTAGTGCTGCTAGAACAACTTTTTCGTTAGGTGTACAACTAGGACATTTCCAAGTCTCTTCTTCAATAAGAATTTCCTCTAGAGGTTCTGGTTCCTGCGTTACTTTGACTTGTTCAGGTTCTGGTGGGGAAGGAATTGCAAATACACTTGCAAGAACTCCAATTCCAAAAAGTGATTTAATCATTGTCTCCAAGATATTCGAGTGAGTAGATTTCATGATCCTCAAGATTAGGGTCTAACCATTCGGCAAACTCTGACTGGATCGCATGAGCATCTTCTACAGATTTTAGCACATCATCCGTCTTCATGTCACAGAGAATGTGCAGTCTGTCAACTGCCCACTCATGAGTCACCTGTAGAGTCTTTTCCAAAATTTCCATAATCTTTCCGCATGTAACGGCCGAGAATGTTGCTATTATAGTATGCTGGTGCTCCGTTGTCAAGTGCCTCTGATAGCACATTATTTAGAAACAACTGCTTGGTCTCCTCAAAGTTACAATCTCCCTTCTTCTCATGAAGACTTAGTATTACTCTACTGAAGAACTCTTTGCCATATCTTTTTATATCTTCCTTCAACTCAGGACAAGAACCATAATATTTCTTCCAATCAGATTCTTGTTTTACTTTTCTCTTTTTTCCTGGTGGGGTTCTGAATGACCAAAAGTATTTCCTTCCAAGGTATTTTCTACCGGTGGTCTTATTGGTAATACAGTAAACAAAACCAAAGTAGTTCCCAATAGCATCAGACTCAAAAGGTTCATTATTGTATATCCAAGAATTCTCATAACTCATTGTATAGAACTCAATGAGCTATTATTTATCTTTAACGGGGACAAACCTAGTCTACATAAAAAAAGGAGACTTGTCAAGCCCCCTTGGAATATTATGTGAGTTTTATATCACTTTTTCTTACGTGCTTCAATCTCTTTGTTCTGCTTCATGATATCTGCTATACTATTAGAAATACCGGTGAAACCTGCCTTAGAAGGATCAGTTTGCTTCTTAGAGTCATCTTTGTAACCACCAGCAGCACTGGCAGCACGACGGTTCTCATCTAATTCAAGTTCTTCTTTCCTATGTTTGTCTGTTAACTGACCCATAGTAGTCTTTTTCACTTTAGACCCAGTTCTTTTGTTTCTCTGGTCAATCAACTTATCGACTTTATCAGTCATATCATCTGTTGGGTCTTTAACACGATTTTTACCAAACTGCTTATTCCACTGCTTTTCACGAGCATCTCTCACTGCTCTAACTTTTCTATCAGAGACTTCATCAAGTTGCTCAAATTCTTCGTTCTTAGCACCAGACTTATGACGGACGGTTCCTTTCTCGTCAGTATAAGTTTCTTTCTCCCTTCTAGGGGTTACATAACCTACACCAGGAACTACACCAGTCTTACCAGCAGCTCTCGCAGCATTTCTATCTGCTGCTCTCTGTGCTGCTCTCTTACGATTGCGATCATAAGAACTCATTGCCTCATCAACATTCTCTGACTCCACAAGTGCTTCAATCTCTTTCACAGTAAAGAGACCGGTTGCTTCGAGTTCTTCTTTAGTTAAAGCTGCGGCACGTTTGCGTGCTTTGTTACCACTGCCTCTCGCATCATCAGCACCATACTTACTATAACCACCTTTCAATTGACGTTCATGTGCTGCTTTTGATCTATCTGCAACACCTTTAGAATAACGTGAACCACCAAATTCTTTTTGATCACTCTCTGCTTTTGCACGGGTCTTCTTAAGAATTTGAGCTTTAGCAGAAGTATCAGACCTTTCTGGACCAACATTATACTTTTTACGAAGTTCGTCACCTCTACTCATTGGTTTTGCTGGTTCTTCTTTCTTTTTCCCACCAAGAAGTCTCTTTACTGCAGAACGTAAACCTTCATCTAAAGATTCATACTCCTCATACATATCATTCCAGGTAAGGTCAGAGCAATCATATCCTTCAGTAATAAGGAAATCAATATACTCTTCAACTTCTTCTTTTTTCATATTATCTTCCCTTCTCTTCGCAACATAGTCATGACCAAAGTCTTTTCCCTTGTCGTTAGTGCCTTCACGTTTTCTTTGTGCGGCAAGACGCTTTTCTCTTCTTGCTTGCATTGCAGCAAGTGAATCTGCTTCATCAAGTTGCTCAGGTTCTTCTTCTTGATGATTACAAACTTGTCTATAAAGTTCTTTGATTGTTGCGAGTTCTTTGTTGTAATTCATATCCTCTTTCCTTGCTCTATCTGTAAGTGAATCAGCACCTGCCTTAACTGCACCAGCAGCAGCAGAAACACCTTTTGTAATGCCTCTGACGACCTTCTTAAGTCCTCTCTTCAGAAGACCATCCTTTCTCTTCTTAGGTGTCGCAGAAGACGATCCACCACCACTAGAAGAACTGGAAGATGGTCCAGTGCCTGATGATGAAGAACTTCCACTGTCAGAAGAACTAGAAGAACCAGTGCCTGATGATGAAGAACTTCCACTATCAGAAGAAGAACTTGAAGAACCTCCACCAGAACCTTGTCTTCCTCTCTCATATCCTTTCTTAGCAGCACTCTTGACTGCACTACCTGCTCTCACTGCAGTTCCTACTGCTCTTGTAGCAAGACCTATACCACCTTTTGCTGCCTGACCTACTTTCTTAACTGCACCTTTAATTTGTGAAAGTTTTGATGCTTTCTTTTCGGGAGAAGCACTTCCAACTTTTTGCTTAGATACTTTGAGTTTTGCTCTAGCAGCTGCTCCAGCATCTCTGTCTGATTTCTGACCTTCTCCAGATGCTGCAGAGGTTTTATCCCTCATTCTCATTGCAGCAACTTGTGCAGGATTTGTAACCTCAGTAAGAATTTCTAACTCGGTATCAACAGACTCACAAATCGTTTGCTCTACAATATCAATATCTAATCCTTCTTCCAAGCACTCTTGGAAGAATTCTATTACTTGCTCTTCGATATATTCATCTGTAAGATCATCAAGATCTTCATCAGTAAATTCATCTAAAATACTTTCTGCAATATCAGGAGCATAAACATCCTGATATAAACTTCGAATTAGTCCATAATCAGACTGCGATAAAGATTTCATCTTAATTCTAAATTACCCTTTATAAGGATATTTATAAAAAAAAGGACTCCCTTAGGAGTCCTTAGTATATGCTTCATAACCATCATAATCACCAAATAGAAAAGCATCGGATTTTGCTGCTTCTCTATACATCTCTAGTGCATCTTCAGTTTTTACACAGTTGCACTTACAATTTCCTTTACAAGGAGAACCCTGCAAATGTATCTTCGGTAACATCTTGTTTGATTCCTCCGACGATATAAGATTCAACTTCCGTTTCTTGAGGAGCAACTTGAAGACCCTTCGACGAAATCCAATGTTCCGTCCAGGGGAGTGGGTTATTCTTTGCGGGTACGTCATAGATCGGTTTAAGTCCAATTGATTTCATTCTACGATTGGCAATCCATTCCACATACTGCTG